AGGTTCGTAGCGGCTACGAGCGAGGGCTACGTTAGCCTTAACCTCATCCATGGACATGTTAGAGGCGGCACTCAAGTAACGTGCTCCTACACGCTCATATGCTTCCTCATTACATAGAACCACACACTTAGCACCTTGATGCGCCCAACCCTCAGGTCCAGCAATGAGAGACGCATGGAAGGATGTCTTGCCTGTGTTAGGCCGTGCGCCTACCAACAGTAAGTGACCACCACTGACACCCTCTACCTTACGGCGTAGGCTTGGTATGTTAAACTTCCACTGTGTCTGTAGATCGTTTGCCTTGAGTAATGCCTCAATAGAGATATCATCGTACTCAATATTGAGGTTGGGTGTGAAGTCATCCTTCAAGCTGTCCAGCAAGCGGCGAACAGGCTCTAGCGTAGTTATAGTGCCATTCACAATGTCAAAGCCCATGTTGGCAAACTTCTCACCTGCCCACTGCTGGAATAGTGTGCCTAGCACCTGCTCGGCAATATCCTTATTGACAGGCTCTACCTTGTTCATCTTGTAGAACAGGTCATTGTAGGCTGTCTTGGTAGCCGTGGTCATAGTTTGATTCTGTGAGTGAAATAAAGCTTCAAGGTCAGCTGTAGTCAGATCACCCTGGAACTGCTCCATAGCGGAATCCAAGGTATGCTTGATCTTGCGTACATCCTTAGTGAAGATTTTATCAGGGCAGCGAATGCCCTTGTGTTGTTCATAGAAGTCACGGTTAAGTAACGTCTTAATTAGTGCCAGTTCCATCATTGTCTTTCTCTCCTACAAAGATACGGTATAATACTTCCAGTGCAATCAAAGGCCACAGGAAAGCAAACTTGATAGGGCCAGAGTTATCCATCTCCTCATCCTCTGGCTCTACCATATGGTATATTAAGGGTAGGGCTAACACATACATTGCGAATACGCCAGCGAAAAACCCTTGTCCTAGTTCATTCATACTTGTGGCCTCTCAAAGGTTATGTAGAAAGCCCCTTCTTTACTGTTGTATGCTGCTATAATATCAATGAGTTGCTGATGGCTCATGATAATCATCTGGTAACAGTCCATGTCTGGTTCAAACTGTCGGATATATACATCACCATCATCACCTAAGATGACTTCCACATCCTCGTGCATGTCATCCTGGTCTAGGGTTGTGATTACAGCAGCGTCTGATTCAAACTCAACTGTGTACATCAGGCTGCTCCGCTACAAGAATGTTAACGTGAGCTACGTTACCTTCCACACGGGTGATGACATACTCAAGGCCTGCCTTGGTGAGCAACAAACGTAATTGACCTACAGGCATCATGTCTTATCCTTTCCATTTAGCTTTATCAGACGATCCAAGTACCACTGTGACTTGAGTAGATCCTCTTGCTTGTTCTTGTAACGCCAGCGGTGTAGGTACTTAGCTATGTTACCACGCAGGTAGCCTATGTATTCCTCTGTGGTGAGGAAGTCTTCAATGTAGTCAATGCACTCAATGCTACCCTTACCATAGTGCGCTGGGTTGTTGACATTATCCGCTGCCGTAACAGGCGGTTCTATTCTATTATGCTCAGCCAATACACTCTCCTTAAAGTCCTGGTTCTCTTTCATCAAACGTTTCCATTCACTACGAATCATTCTTCTTAGCTCCGTTCTTTTCGTCACGTTCCTGTGCAGCCTTACGTTCTTCTGGCGTCATAGGTCTTATGTCACTAAAGTCTGCCTCTAAAGGCCACTCATTGTCTGTCACGGAGTACATCCTCATACTTGTTGAACAACTGCTCAAACTTCCACTGGTATAGCTGCTGCATACCCATCAAGGTGTTCATCATTTCATCATGTGTAGGCTCACGTTCACCATCACCGATCTGTCTGAAGACTACCTGTAGGTCATCGCATACATGCCAGCAGTCCATTATCATTGGCTCTAAGTCATACAGTTTAGCCATCTTCATCCTCCGTTAGTGCATCCCACGATACAGGGAATAGTTCAATCATCTTGTGGTCTATCTGGGCAGCTACCTCTCGTGTCTCTGCCTGTGTGTCACGCTTGCAGCGTAGGTTACACATATCAGCAAAGGCATCTAGGCTACCTGACCAGTACCACTCAGTCATGGTTGACTGTGGTAGCACCATACGTGCCATCTCAGGTGCTACACCATGCTCAAGAAGATCGTTGTAGGCTTTTAGACATGCCCAGTTAGTATCACCCCAGTCACCTACATCAACGACACCATCAGAGCCTTGCTTCTTGTCAGAACTGCGCCCACGCCACACGTCAGGTACATAAAACTCTGGCTCATCATCCACATAGCGCCTAGATATTTCGTTCCATCTCAAGAACTTATGCTTGACTAGCTGCCGTGCCACAAAGATTGGAGCCTTGACATGGAAGCTTGCAAAGCAATGCCCAAAGGGACTGATATGACGATGCTTGGCTAGATAACGGATGAGCTTATCATCCTTAGCCTTTAGCTTTGGTGGCCCCCAAGGATCGTCTTCCATCTGAGATGTCTTACCAAATGACACTCGTGCAGCGTTGGCTACCGTCAAGTCATTACCCATGTGATCAATGTATGTTGCTTTAATCATCAGAATGGAACCTCACCGTATTTGTTTCGTGGATCTACATAATATCCTGGCTGCATATAGTCAGGCTTCTCTGCGCTGGGCTTAGGGTGGACACTCTCTAGGCCCATCTCTTTGAGAAAATCTTTTAGATCGTTCATGATAGTAATTCCTTTAATCGTTCTAGGTCATCAGTTAGCCTATATTTGATGTCATCGTCAAGCCTGAAGGCTGTACTATTTGCATTTGTCCATAGTGCTATCTCTCTACTAAACTGCAAAGTCTTGTGTGCTGCATCAGGATCTAGTGCTACAATAACATTGTCATACTCGCTTATTTTATCCATGTGTGCAGACGTAAGGGCTGTACCCAAGATAGCCATGGCTGTTACATTAGGGAACTCCTGATAAGCAACTATAGCTGACACACAATCCTCTAATACTAGAAGTGTTGAACCCGTCCCTACAGTGTAGTAGTCTGCCTTACCTGTGTAGCGATACCACTTAGGCAACTTATTGCCTACCGCACGTCCATTAGCGTCAATGATGCGCCCCTTGTAGTGTATCGGGAATACAACACGTTCATCCTTAACGTCATAGAGCAGGCGTCTGTCTACGATACCCCAGCGGCGTGTGAACCTGTGAAACTTATCATGCTCTGCTGTAGGCTGTACCACATACTCAGGTATCTCCATAGTCTCAGGCTCCATCTGCATAGGCTTCTCTTGTTTAGCCATGAGGATCTTTATCTCTGCTGCTGTCAGGTCAGTGTGATGATACCCGCCAATGCTACAGTCTAGCTTGTAACAGTTGTACTTGATTAGCCCCATCTCTTTAGTGATAGTGAAAGTGTTACTGGCGTGGCAGGAAGGGCAAGCCATACGCCTGCTCTCCTCTTCTCGTAAGTCTAGGCTGTCTAAGTATTTACGAATGTTCATCATCATTACCTCTCGCTGCTAGTGCCTTAGATGCACCACTGAATGTGTTGACCATGTAAGGCCTCACGCTATTCATGCTCTTGTGTCCTGTTACCTGCATGATACCAACGAGGTCAACACCAGCCTCCATCATTTCTGTCACTGCTGTGCGGCGTAAGTCCATGGCTGTTAGTTGGTTTGGTAGGTTAGCTTCTAGTAGTATATCATTGAGAATGCTAGAAATATTCTTCTCTGAGTAAGCAACATATACGCCACATCTAGGCTCTATTCTAGGAGCAACAAAATCCTGGAACCCAAAGTCTTCATGCTGTTTCTGTAGCATCTGGCATAAGCCAGAGCTAATAGGTAGGTGTACTTCTGCGCCTCGTTTCGATTGTGTAATATCTAAGCGACACTCTTCTAGGTTTAATTTATCCCATGTAAGAGTTCTCATATCGCCTATGCGTTGGCCCCAGTCATATGCCATGTGAACAATTAGAGTAAGGTTACGCCATTTCGTTTGGCTATAGCCTGTGTCTAGGAATGTTTTAACTTGATCCCGTGACCACTTAACTTTGCGAGGCTCTGTTGTCTCTGTCTTGATTAGACGCACAGGATCGTGAATCATTATGTCATTACGCAATCCATACTTCCATGCTGCACTCAGTGCGGTCTTACGATAGTTTGCTGTACGAGTTCCTGTATTAAGCCATTGCTCATAGGCATTTGTGAGATGACTGGCTCTCAGGTCTTCTATCCTGTAGTTTTTAAGTAGGGTTGCATAAACTTTAGTGTTACCAACATTAGTTAGATGTCTCTCGTACTGCTTTTGAGTTTCTCCTTTTAGTTTAGCGAAGGCAGGACTTCGCATATAGAATGATAGTAACTTTTCTATTTTGTCTGTGCTCTCCGGCTTTCTCATCTCTCTCTCCTACAGTTTAGGTAAGTAACCCGCTCAATGAGAACATTCATCGTGCGGGTCATGTATCTTAAAAAGCATACGCTATAACTAAGGCTACGAAGGGCCAAATTAAAAATGCTGTGATTAGTTTATTAATCATGGTTTTTCTACCTTATTGTTGATGAATGAGGCAAGCTCATTACCTGTTGCTGTCTTGAATATAACACGGCGTACACCCGTGCGTTT